AGTCTTAGCTGGAGCTTGAGGTTCTTCTTTTTTAACAGGAGTCTTAACTGTAGACTTAGGAAGATTACTAGGGCCAGGAGCTTCCTCTGCTCTTGGCTTTTGTGTAACCTTGATACCGGATTCAGTTTTAGCTGTGGTAACTTTGTTTTCTACAGCCTTAGTAAGTTTAGCTACGGTTGAATTCTTAGCAGTACTTGCACCTAAATCTACGGCTTCTTGTACTTTAGTCTGTACTTGTTTTTGTAGTTTATCTAAAGTCTTTGCTTCTGATTTTGTTATAGGGCCTTTTTTTACTATGGCATCGATTTTCTTTTCGATTGCCTTAGCATCCTTAATTTTTTCGCTTGCCTTGACAGCCTTAGGTACGGTTTCAACAACTTTAGCAACAGTCTGTGCTGTACGTATAGTTCTTCCAGCAACGGCAGTAGCGGCTATACCAATGGCATTACCAATAATTTCGATAGCATCAAAAGCATCAAAACGATCTTTAGGGGCTGGTTGTACCATTTTATCCGAGTCCTAACTTTGCGATAAGGGTATCGCCAATGGAGCTGAATGTTGAGTAAGCATCAGGGCTATTGTCCCAATCATTACTGCCACGCATAATCTCTAGGGACTCTAAATCGGTAGCAGTACGGAAGTTGCCCTTTTCATCTTTATAGTTAAGCATTTGCTTGATAACTTTATCGTTAGCTGTGTATTTCTTGCCAGTCATTCTTTCAGCGATAGAGATATAAGGCTTTGCAATATCACTTAGATTTTCGCCCTCAGCAAGAAGATCTGCTACACCAGGATTCAACTTGGCCGCCATATTACGAACCTTTTGGGTAGCCTCTGTAAGCTTCTGCTTGGATACTTCAGTATCGCCGGTTCCAATAATCTTCTTGACTATGGAAGCCATAGACTCAAACTCTGGTTCTGGTAGATTGTTATCCTTATAAACGTTACGGATTTCATCAAGCAACACTTTAGCTGCTCCACCAACTTCTTCTGTAATGGGTACGCCCATCTTCATAAGTTGTCTAGCAAGGAAGTTATTTTGTTCTTCTGCGGTGAATCCTCTACCACTTGTGGTAACAGTACTTTTCCCAGTCGTACCTTTGCCGGTTGTAGTTGTAGTACCAGCAGTTGTGACCGTGGCAGCTTCTTTCTTAGCCTGCTCATTGAACTTGTTCATAAAGTTCGTAATCTGCTTAGCAGATGGGTACTTGCCGTATGCTAGGTAGTAGCCTTTCGAGAACTCTGTCTTAGCATCAGTCTTATCAATCAGGTTGATGGCAGTACTGATACTCTTACTAAACTTAGTCTTAGTAAGTCCACCTTGCTTTTGCAAATCCTCAAGGTAGGTAAAGTATTCAATACCATTGATACGTGATTCTACTATTGCCTCACGAAATGCTGTCGTATCTTCGTAACTAAAAGCACCTAAAGGACTAGTACCTTTTGACTTGCCAGAGGCACGAAGTAAAGCTTGTAAATAGTTCAGGTTATTGCCAAATCCATCAGAACGTTGCTGGCTACGCAGTTTATCAAGTTCCGTGTATGCTAGTTTGCTGAAAGCAACAGGATCAGCAGTTGCTAAGGTCATTGTATAGAATGAACCTTCTGCTCTAATTCTAGCAGCTAATTGAGCTGCCGCTGCTGCGTTAGCATTAGCTGAAGCACCCAGACCAGCATACGCGCTGGATTCACGGATTTGACGCTCACGCATCTCATTATAGGTTTCTGCCACGTCAGTCCTTTGCCTTCATAGTACCTGAGAATACACGATAAAACATTGGTGCAAATGCTGGGTTATCCAACATCAAACTGTCAGCAAGCTCTTGAAGTTGTGCTCTCATTTGACTTGCATACCAATGTGAACTTCCTAAATCTGGCTCTGCTGTTACACGAGTTTGCTTTAGTAGTTCAATAGCATTTGAGTAAGCTTCATAGAACTGTTTAGTTTCTTGATAAATTGGAGACATCTCAAATGCTGGTTCTTGTAAAGCCTTAGCTACATTAGCTATGCGCTCTTGATCCGTTCCTACATTTACAATAGATGCTGGAGCAGATCCACCAAATCTCTTATTTAGCCTATCTACTTCTTGGGCATACCAAACGTCTGAGTAACCCATAGTTGCTTGCATCTCAGAGATCTGAGACTTGGCCATCTTATAGACTAACTCTTCGGCAGCAGAAGCAATTTCTTCAGTTGTAAGAGCCTCGCGACGTCCTGATAGTCTCTGCCAAGCGTAGTATGCTGTAGCGCCTTCTCCACCAGGGAAAAAGAATGGAACAATATCGCCGTTCTTTGTAGCATACTTATCAGCCATATCTGGATTCATATTCAAAAATGTCCAGGCATCTTTAGTACCAGTAACAGTACGTGTAGATCCACCTAGGATAGCAAGCAAGTTTTTCTCGCCAAACTCAGTGGAAAACTCATGAACTGCTGCAAAGTAATCACCAGGATGTTTGCGGCTAATCTGATCCCATGCGTTATAGAGCATAGTCATGCTAGCAAAATCAACCTTCTTGTCATTAGGAATCTTAGCAAAGACTTCCTGAGAAGGTGTTGCTGGCGCGATGCTTTGGAATAGTGCTGTTGCTAACCCTACCCACCTAGACATTCCCTCAGCATCTTGAAATAATTGATTACGAGCCGCATCATCGGCAAGTGGGTTATCTCCATACTCACCAGTAGAAGCTAAGTAGGATGCCCAGTCTTTTACGCCACGTTCGACTGTTTTTTGATCACCTATCCAATATAAGAATGTTTTACTCATCCAAGATGGTAATAAAGATTCAATCGGTTTATCTGTAACACCAAATGGTATTACTATTCCACGAATTGTATCCCACATAGGTCCGAATGCTGCAGACTTACCGCTTGCTTGATACAAGAACTGTCCAGCAGGTCCAATTCCTGGAACTCCAGGATTTACGTTACCAAATGCAAGGTTAAGTGATTGTACTGGGGCAGTAAGCTGTAAAGCTTGGGTAGAATCTAGATTCTTACCTACAAGGCCACCAATGAAGCTTCCGGCAATTGGATAGCGGAAACGCTTCTCACCGAACTCATCTTCGTAAATAAAGCCCTGTCCCTCATCGTACTTAACCCCTGTGATATCGTAGATAGCACTAGATCCCTCTTGAGTTGCAGCATTGAAAGCACGACCCAGCTTATAGAAATTAACTGGATTTTCTACAAATAATTTACCCCATACGCGCATAGTGTTTAATTGTGCTTGTACGAAAGGAAATATTAAACGCATAGCCTGAGCAGACTGAAGCTGCTTGGAAGCATCGTAAAATAGATCACGAGTATACTTAGCTCCGGCCTTAGAAGCCATAGAGTTAAGTTGCTGCAAGGTTAGACCGGCTTCAGGTACATACTTGCCAGTACTACGCTTTTTAAGTTCACGCTCAATAATACGGATAGTTTGATGTTTACGTCCAACCGGACGCTTGCCACCTATTTTGATTGGTGCTAAGGTATCGAGTGAACTCTTGTAAAGTTTCTTTAGGTCTTTAGTGTCAAGCATTGTAGCATAACGACCTACGTGATCCCAATAAGCCATACGGAATTCAGGACCAAAGTTAGCAAGATTTTCAAATTTAGTGCTTAATTGGAAGAACAAATCTACACCTTTAGCCCACAGCTTAGGTTCTCTATCCTCAAAACGCTTTTTAGTCCCAATCAAAGCAGTTGCTTCTGGCATATCTTCGCGGCGAAAGAATGATGATAGAGATGATTTAAAAGCTGTCTCGGCATCGGACATTTCTTCAGCAGCTCTTTGCTTGCTATATTTTGGAATAGCTATATCAAAAGTTTTATTACCTTGGGTTACAGTAACTTTACCATTAGCAAGAATATCTCTGATGTACTCAGCCTTTGGCCCCTTACCACTAATAGACATAATAGCATACTCAAGAGAAGCGGTATCGTCCTTACTAAACAAGTAACTTCTAACATTCTCTATATTAATATTATCTTTAGAGAAAGGCTTAGAAGAATCTTTTAAGATAATAAGATCAAAGTCAGATACCCTACGTCCACCAAGATCTCGGCTAATGCGAGATCCATTATGAACCTGCTTTAGGATCTCTAGACCTTTCTTGTTTTCGGTAAGATACTTAAGAAGATCATCTTGCAACTCAGGAGTTCTAGCTCTAGCCACAAGTGGGATCAAATCATCTGTATAGAAGCGGATTAGAGTTGTAGCAAGTCCCTTATAGTATGATTCGTGGGTGCTATCGATTACTTCGTATATCTTGCCAACGAAGGCAGTACGTGGATCTCCAGAAGATATACTTCTGCTTATCATTGTGAAGTAATCTTCAATGGCATCAGTAAATTTAGCATCCATAGCTTCATCTTTGAAGTTGGTTCCAAAGAGATCATTCTGGTATTTACCAATACGAGCAGCTAATTGCTGCATCTTTGTACCTTTAGGATTAGCCATAGCCATAGCCATGTATCCAATAGGGTGATTAAAGATACTCTCATGACCAGCAAAGAACTGACGGAACTGCATCTCGCCAACGTTACGTAGTATGTAAGACACACGGAATGCTAGCTGTGCTGTTCTCCAGTAGTCACCCATATCATTAGCAAATACGCCAATTGCTTTGGCTTTACCAAATACAGCTGTATTTTTATTGTATTTATTGATAGCTTCTACAATAGGACGAGTATCAAGAAGTTGAATTGCATCGTCCATAAACTGATGAGGATAGTTAGCGCCAGTCATTGGTAACTGCACACCATCACTAAGCATAAGAGTAGGATTACTACCATCTGCTAGTTTAGCTACATTGTACCTTTGAATAATGGCTTTATCTTTACCGGCCACTTTAAGTGCGGCCTCAAGAGCTTTGGCTAAATCAGGATCCCCTTTGCCATAGCGAGTTACTAAAGCTTCTTGAACATCTTTCATCCCGTCCATAATGATTTTAGAACGAGCAGTATAATCTTGTTCACGAATTACTTTATTGATTAAATTATCAACTAAGTCTTGAGGAACTTTTGCTGTAGTAAACCAGTCATTTAATCCGCGAGTCAAACGATCTAAATCGCCTAAAGGAAGGATAGTAGAGCGTACGTATACGTCACTTAAAGCTTTTTGTGCTTTTTCCATGAAGGCTACAGCCTTAAGATTCACAGGCTCAGCAAGCTTTACTAAAGGATTCTTGCTATTCAAAGCAAGTTCTGTACGCAGCAACAAGCCACGAGCGAGTTGTGGATCTGTTTCAGGAGATGCTAGGTGGCGTAACATTACGCGAATAACATCTTCAACTGTGCCAGCCTGAGCTAATTCATCAGCAATTTCAATATCCAACTTGCGTCCGAATAGACGATCAATACGCATGGTATTGGTTTCTTTAGCTACAATCTCAGCAACAGCTAAGAATCTCTTGCCAAAAAGATACTTCATAGCCTTAGTGGCATCTTTGCTTAGACCGCCACCAAAAGAATCTACTAACCCGATCTCAGAACGGATTAATTCTTTAGCATAACGGGTCTCATCTATGACTGTATCAAGATCCAATACTTTAGAAATTCCAATATTATCTGGATCATTTAGCATCAACCGCATTAGGTCTGGATCTTTTGCTACTAATTCACGTAGCTTTTCGGCATCGTTAATGCTGTTATTTATCTGATCTAAACCACGTTGTGCGTCATCTAAAGCCTTTTGGCTATCTAGAAGTACCTTGTCGGCTCTCTCAATTACGCTTCCTACCTTAAGCATAGCGGCAGGTGCATTCTCTGCAGACTCTGCTAGTACTTCGCTTACGCGTACTTTACGAGCAGCCAATAAATCATAGTTAGTAATAGCAAAACCACCATTACCACCAAAGATAGCTCTGACATTAGCAAAGCCATCGGCTTTCCAAACGTTCTCGATTTGATCGGTAAGCAATTGAACCGCTTGTGGGTTCTTTGAGGCTGCTATTCTGCCGATTAAAACTCCTAGACCTTCAGGTTGCCCTGTGCCTAATAGCCCATCTACAGTCTTTAACAATTCATCTGCGTTATCAGCAAGACCCTTGAATGCTAAACGTGTATCTTTAGGTAGATTGCCATCAATTGCAGAGTTTCTAATAAAGTTAATTAGCTCAGTACGGCGCTTGATTTCTTCCGTAACGGCCTTCTTGCTAGCTGTAGCAAAGTCAGCAGATAGGTCAACAAGATTAGCAATCTTATCGCCAGCAAGTTGCGCTACGAATTCTTCGTTACCACGAGCAGCATAAGCAAGAGCTCCGGCTTCTGGTAACTCATCTAAGTAAATAGCAGCAGGAAAGGCCTTACCCGTATTCATGAAGTCAGCAGATAGTTTGCCAAGTGTATCGACAACTTCTTGCTGTTTTCCGGTGTTCATAGATTCAAATATGAACTGTCCGACTCTCTGATCATCTAAAGGAATACCTTCAGGACCAGCTATGTTGGCGCGATTCCTGCGATCGGCAGCAAAACGTTTAGCAGCAACTGTGTAATCTGCTGTTACTCTAGCCTGTTGAGCCTTCTGATAATCAGACTCAGCCTTCATATAAGTGTTCTCGGCTTGGCGAGAAATTTGTTTTTCAGCTTTTGTACGTTCTTTTAAAAGTTTCTTTTCTTCTTTGGTAAGACGTGTTGCTTCTTTCAGGCGATTAGCTTCTTTTTCAAGCTCACGAGCAGCAGCCGCTTTACCAGCCTTGAGTTCCTTACCAGCACGTCCAATTTTAGTAATAGCACCTGGTCCAAACCAGATAGTAGGATCTAGTGCTATGTTAAGAGTAGCATCAATAATGCCAGACATGACTTTGTACTGTGTACTGTTTGGATCTGAGCCAACAGTTTTAAGAGCAGCCCTACCGAGGGTAAATGATTTACCGTTGATTAAGCCATATGTGCCCATAGCTTTAGCTTGAGCCTTTTGAACTTTAGAATCTGCCCCAATAAAGAATCCAGAACCAGTTTTTACATTAGTTGGATTAGCAAGGAATGAACGAGTTAGTTGCCCTAACTGTGTTTCCTCAGCAAATAGACCAAGAGGAGAGATATCTTCTGCAAATTCAGAAAAACTTGGCTTCTTTTCTTGCGAAGCAAGAGCGTAAGCATTACGGCCTACGTTAGTTACATACTCGTAAGGTGCGCGAAGTAGCGCAAACGCTGTACGGCTTGTACCTTTTAGACCACTGTAGGCTACATCTAGTACATCTTGTAGTAAATTCTTATCATTATCAATAGCAGACTTGATATTCTTAGTATTGAGCAAGTCTTGCTTTAGTTGCGCCAACCCGTCTGCTGATGCAAGTTTATCAACTCCAGGTGTATTTGGCTTTAGACCGAGTTTTACTGCGGTCATGATAAAGTCTTTACTCTGGTTAGGATATTTATTCATCCAGTTATTAAAGTTTTCGTACTGGGTAGGGCTAAGCTGAGCCATCTCAGTACTAATAACTCGGTCAAGTTGAGTCTGAACATTATCAAAAATGCCAGTAACTTTAACCTTACTGTTTTTCGCGGGATTCCACGCGTCAAGTGGTGAAGCCACTAGCGACCTTCTTCTTCAAACGCTTCCACGATTCGGCGCATTTGCGGTGTTGGGTTAGCTAAATACATTGCTCTAGCAAATGCTGCGATTTGATCAGGAGCATCAACAGGAGTCATGAGAACTTCTGGACCAGCACCATCACTTGTGCCACCAGCTCCAGTAGAAGTTAGTTCTCCTGGGCGTCTTGTTCCTTCAAATGCTCCTACTGTGGGTATACTACGTCCCGTAGCTAGAGAACTATCTGCACTAACAGCAGAAGCTGTAGTTGCCATACCAGCTGCTCCAGCAATCTGACTTAATTCAGCGCGTTCTCCGCGTGGTCCACCAACAGATTCTTGGATCTTAGCTTCGCGCTGTACGCGTTGAGCTCTGTCAAGATCGGTACGGCGAGCACCTTTGCCTACGCCTGATACTCTCATACCCTCTGCCATTTAAGATCCTATTCTTCGTACTTATCAAAATACATTTTCTCATCGAGTGCTTGCTGTAACATGCCTCGATATTTCCATGGAGAACTAACTCCATCACTCCATCCAAAGAGTGTGTATCCCTCCTGTGGTGTCATCCATTCAGTAACGATAAACCACCCAGTAGGAACGTATCCTGTTAATTCTTTTCGCTCTACAAGTTTCGATAAGAAATCATTTATCGGTTGTGCAAATTCGTCCCCTTGCATTTATCAACCACCTAACCCCGCTAAGATACTTGCTAGGTCTGGAGCTGATTGAGGGGTTCCAGCGGAGGCTTGTCCAGGAGTGGCTGGGGACGGGGGAGCCTGCTCAACTGGGGCCTGTTGACCCGCCGGAACCATCTGTTCCTGCTCTGGTGCTTGTGGGGGTGTGAATACCGCCAGAGCAGCAGCTTCAATGCTGTCCCCTTTACGCCTACGTTCAATAACGTCGGCAATCTTTTGTATAATCTGTGAAGGATCTTGTCCTTGCGCAGCCATCGCAGGAATTGCTTGAGCGCTTGCTGTAATAGCAGCTGTTAAATTATCACGCATCTTTTCAATCTCAATGCGTTCTGCTTCCTGTGTAACGTTAAGACTCCAGTTCAATTCACGACGAACGAAGTCTTTAGATACTAGATCTGCTCCCAATGCTTGAAGTGAGAAAATCAGAGCGCGCGATGGGTCAAGACCAGCCATCAAGCCGTAGCGAACCTCAATAGTGGTATCGCCTTTAATATCCTTGCTTGGCATGTACTTTAACTCGTACGGAGTACCCTGTGCTACACCTCTGACACTCTTCTCTTCATTGAAGAGCATTTCATCCATCTCGAAGCATAGGGCGATGATTTCCTCGAATGTCTCAGCAAGGATGATTTGACCAGCCTTGATTTGAGAATCGAACGCTCCGAGAAGTGCCTGGACACCTTGACCAGTAATGATACTGGCGTCAATGTTCCCAGTTCTACCTTCAGGATAACGAGAGCCAAGTCTAAGTTCAGACTGTAATGCTGCTTGCTCCTGAAATGCTGCTGCTGGTACGTCCAAACGAACTCTGCCAACACCTTGTGGTTGAGATGTTTGGATAACTGCATCTGGTCCCATAGGCATATCCATCACGTCGTTTGGAACAACGAGTGGAGCCTGGATTGACTTTTCTGCAGCTTCCATAGCTAAATTAGCAAAGCGTGCACGAGCTAACTGGACGTACAAGACATCATCAAATTGTCCACGAGCTTCATCGTCAATACCAGGACGACGAGCAATTCGTACAGTCATTTTACCCGTTAAGTTACGAGCATAGTTCAAAACTAAATTTCCACGGCTAGGTACAAACAGAACAGTTACGTTCTTGTCTGTATAGCGGATCATCTCTATAAGAGCATTAGTATTTTGGTTATATCCGAGTTTACCCAGAAGCTCCCCCGTGTGCTCTGGGTACTCGTTAGCCAATTCGCCAATTGTTTTCATGTATCGTTTGGCGTACGCCACGCAGCGTCCGAAGCGGTCAAATTCTGGGTAAGCTCCCATTGGATCTTCGACGCGAATGCGTGGCAAATTTGTTTCAAAGTCTGGTTCTACATGGATAGGCAAGAAGCCGTATGTAAAGTACCAGTCAGCACCCCAGTACATTTGTGACTGTAGGCGAGAAGTATAAACATAGTTGTTAGCAATCATTGATCGCTTATCAGCAAAAGCTCTAGCGCGATCAGAAGTTGAGTTGCTTGTAGAACAGTTGAAAGAAGGAAGTGGAGCTAGTACCTCAGCTAAATCACGTGCCGCAACATCGACAAAGTTCGCAACCATGGCGCTTGACATGCCCTCTGGAAATAGGTCAGGGAATACCTCAACCATACGACCTTTACGCACAGCAAGAATATCAGCCATACGAGAATCG